CTTTCATTTGGTTTTCCTTTAATGTTTGGATAAATGATGATTTTGCTACTTTTTGTATATCTTTTGAAGCTTTTGAAGTTGTTTTTTTCTTTGAAGATGATTTATCCTTTGAAGGTTTTTTACCTTCAGATTTCTTGGCATCTTGTTTGGCTTTGGTAGTTGTCCACTGTTTAACAAATCGATTCCAAGTTTTTTTCGTACCTTCCTTGATTGCAGTTACGGTTTTGGCTGGGGAGGTTGCACCAGCTTTCTTTACAGGTTCATCAACAGGCTTATCAACAGCTTTCTTTACAGGTTTCTTTACAACCTTATCAACAGGTTTATCAACAGGTTTATCAACAGGCTTATCAACAGGCTTATCTTTTTTAGCAGAAATCTGATCGCTCGTTGCAGTTGGATCTGGTGGTCTTTTTGTTGCCGCTAAGTGTTCTCTTTCTCTTTCAATTGCTTCTAATCTGTCCTTGTTTATATCATCCCAAGCCGGTGCATTGTCACCTTGTCGAGCCAGCATTATTGTATTAGCAACATTTTTCCTCATCTGTCCCGGACCGGGGGCTTCAAATTTTGCTGGTTGAACAGATGCTGGTGAATCTGTAGATGTAGTCTCTGGTGGACTATCAAAGTCAGCGAATGGTTCTTCCTTATAGGTACCGGCATCTCTAGTCTGTACTATCCTAGCAAATTCTTTTTGGGCTTCAGCCTCATATCCAGATGGACCTTTGCCCTTTTCTCCTGATTTTTTCTCACCAGCTTTACGGCTTTTGACTGCTGCTCTATAATTAGCCTGATGCCTATTCATCTGTTCAGTCCGCATCTTATTCTCGGCCTTCATCTGGATTGCTTCTTCTTCGCTAAGATCAACACGTGCCGGTACCCATTTTGATGCCACTACACTGGTTGCAGGATCAGGCACTTGCATTTCTTGAGTAGGATCTATATAGTAAAATCCTTTAGCATCCTTTTGTATATTTCGGACTGATGAGCGAACACCCATATATTTTTTATACGCATCTGACTCTGCGGCTGCACCTTCTTCTTGATAACCTTTTAAAATGTCTTCGTAGGATTGGAACTCTGGAACACCGGGTTTAGCTAAGTGCTCTTTGACTTGTCTATCTTGAGCTTCAACTCCCTGTTGTTCTTGGATTTGGGCTATGACACCCTCATCTTCCATCCGTTTCATAAACCTGGCTCTAGCTACTGGATTTTTAATTCCCCTTAGTTGTTTATCAACCCAGGCTTGTTTTTTAGCGGCTGTCCAAACTTCTTGTGCCATTAATCACTCCCCGCTGGTGCTTTGGTTTCCCAAGGGGGTTTTATACCAGAACCTTCGTACCCATCAGCATATCCTTTCAGTGCATCACCACCCATATTCCAAAGGGCTTTATTAGCTGAACCTGCGGTAGCCATCCGATTTCGATGTTTAGATAGCTGGGACATATATTGATCTTTACCAAAAGAACCAAGCTTGTCCACATAGCTTAGTCTTAATTCTTGATTTTTATTTGCCAGTCTACGGGCTATGTTTAATCTGGCCATAGCCTTGTTCTGATCTATACCGGCTAATTGTTCACCCTGGACTGCACTATCTTCTAACCCAGTTGATGCTCCTCGTTGAAGCATACCGGTATATGCCTGGTTAAATCCGGGCATTGTCTGACCCATAACTTCTCTTGAAAAGTTGGCTTGTTGTGATGGTGAAAATGGCCCAGAGGCCGCATATTGTTTTATATAATTACCATACGAACTTGAATAATCATTGTCCGTTAGTAGTGGGGTTTGACCTGCAGCCTTTTGTTGAGCTTTAGCTTGGGAATAATTACCAATGCCTTTAGCCACTTTACTTCCGGCATAGAGCAAAGCCATTGTTACCGGTTCCATAGATATCTCCTCTATACTTTCGTTGTTGTTGAAAATTTCCAGATCACACCATTATCATCCTTGTAATAGATTCTTCCTTCGTCTACTGAAGGTGTTCCTGGTGATTCACTGTTTTTTGAAACTTTTGCGAATAAGAATTCGCCATTATTTATATCATCCCCTGCCGGTGCTTTGGAAAGTGTCTGTATCTTTGGTTGTTTTTTTTCCAATACCCGTTCTACAAATTCAAATTTTTTGGTTGTGTTTTTTACTTCTGTAGTGTCAGTTGCCATCTACTTCTACCTCCAGTTTATTTATTTCAATTCCTTCATTTGCTGATGATGACGATTCAAGTCCTACCATCAAATATCTTGCCCGTTTGCCTACCCTTATAGATTCCAATGGATCATTAGCATAACTAATTGCAGAATCGTTAGCGTGTGTTGCTGCAGTTGTTCCCTTCATTCCACGCTGTACAGTATGGGAAGTTGTACCAGCTGTTATAATTCTCATTATTTCACTATCAATTTTTATAAGATCACCATCTTTTAATAAAGATGTGCTATCAGTAGTGAGTGTTGTAACAGATGCATTCATTGGTGTAGCATCATTAACCAATACCCCAGTTGCACCACTATTAGCTCTGAGTGTTACCGTACTTATAGCATTGGATGTATCTCCATCTGCATAGACCTTTACGGTGATAGGGTCTGGACCCGAATATCTGGCATTCATTCTACGTACCAAGGTTTTTTTATCTAAGGGAGACACACTAAACCAACCAGTCTTTCTTGATGAAGACAACGATTCCCTATCGATACCAGAACCACCCACATCAACTTTATATATATTTGATTCAACGGCCATCGACTTCTACCTCTAAATGATCAATTGCTATATTGGAGTTTGTGCTTGAGTTAGTGGATAATTCCATCATCACATACTTAGCTCTTTTACCAACTCTTATCTTTTTATTTACAACATCAGATGTTGCTGCAAATGCCTGGTTAAATATTGGGGTTGTGGTATCCTCATTAGCATAAATCTTTACATTCACTGGATCATCTGATTTATATCTCAGATTTACTCCTCTTATAATTGGATTACTATCCAGCGGACCTAGTGGAACCCATCCACTTTTTCTAGATATAGGAAGTGATTCGTTATCTGTACCAGCATCTAGCTTTAACATCCTACACCCGTTACCAAATTCTATATCTACATTTTCTATGAATTCCGTAGTCTCTTCTAGTGGGAAGAATGATCTCCATTCAGATAATGCAGTTAAAACACTTTCTGTAAATGCTATGGTATCTTCTGGTCGTGGTTGCCTAAATACTTTTGTTTCTACTGCATCTGCTGAAAACGTAGTTGTGTCTGTTGGGAGTTTTCTATGTTTCCATTCACTCTCTACTGTTGTTACAGAGTCTGTAGCAAAACTTGTTGTATCTGGAACTGCAAATATATGTTTCCATTTACTTTCAACAGCTGACACAGAGTCAGTGGAAAAAGTTGTGGTATCCGATGGGCGTGGCTGCCGGAAAACAAATGTAGTTACCGAATCAGTTGTAAATGAGGTTGTGTCTGCGGCTGATTTTACGTGTTTCCATAAACTCTCAGATGTCGTTACGGAATCCGTGGAAAAAGTTGTGGTATCAGTTGCTGTTATTTGGGTTAGATCCCACCATCTACTTTCTGCTGTAGTAACTGAATCTGTAGAAAAGGTAGTTGTGTCTGTGGCTGTTTTAATAAATCTCCATACGCCACTGCTATCAAATGAAACTGATTCTGTAAAAGCTGTTGTATCTTCTGGGGAAAAGTCAGCCACAGCATAGAATGTTATGGAACTATTTGATATGTCCTTTACAGTAGAATCTCCTGTTTTTCTTACCCATATATATTTACTTGTGGCAGATAGTGATGATGGGATATTCCAGGAATATGATGTGCCACTTTGATTAGTGGCAATTGCATTGCTAGTAGAAAATGTAGTGGATGCGGTATAGTACAGATCCACATTTTCTGTAAAATCAGTTTTTGTCCAGCTAATTGACAGGTTTTCATTAACATTAAATAATCCTGAATTAGGACTGTCTAATGTGACAGAAGCTGGGTTCTGGATTGTAAATAGTCCACTGCTACCCGATACGGAAATTGCCATTAAGGATCACCTGCAGTGTATGAAGTGGATACGGTTACCATATAATCAGAACCTTCGGTGAAGTTCCGCTCTATATCCCAACTATAGGAGCTGGTATTGCTATTTAAGTTCATAGCTATTGTCTCTTGGAATACATTATTTTTATAAAGGTCTATACTTATTGCCCCCCATATACCGCTAAGGGGGCTTCGAGTCCAGCTTATTGTGTGAGATTCATCGCTATTCCAAATAGCTCCAGTGGATGGTGTTATTACTGTAAGTGATGCCATAGTTTATGTTATCTGTATTGTCCAGGTTACTTTTAATTGATCATTCATATCCAAAGAAAATGCACTAGCTGTGTATTGTGCATATAAATAATTGCTACCTGCGTGGCCGTATGTGAAATCTGAGTTAGTACTAGACTTGCAACTAAAATCTTTTCCGAGTTGAAAGTTGGTTATATTGCCACTTGATGCTGATGTTAATGTTGATGAACCCCCATTTTTCCCAAGCCAGGTGGCTTCACCAATAATAGTGAATGTATTTCCTGATACACTTTGAGTCATATCATTTCCTTCACCTAACGCTAGGGCATTAGTCCAATCACCAATTCCAACATTAGGAAAAGTATACCCCGTTTCTCCTCCAGTAGCAGTTTCACAAAAGATTCCATCTGCACCATTTAAATAACTTGAATTACTTGTATAGTCTAGGTTATGATCTGTGCCGTCAAAGCTTGGGTAACATCTACTTGTACTATTCACATTCGGCCATTGGGTTATATTATAGTTAGTACTCGCAGTTGAACTTCTCAGATCTGAAGCAATCATATTAAGTAGGTGAGTCTGAATAGCATTATCACCTTCTTCTTTATGTAATGGTTCCATTCTGGACACATCTTCCGGGTGGAAAACCTCAATATTTACATATCCATATATTTTGAATGTGTTAATTAAACCGTGTGTTATTATTTCCATTATGAATTCGCTATGGTTATGGTCCAGGTTATGTCGAGTTGATCGCCATCTTCTAGAGCTATGTTCGAGGAAAAACTGTGATTAGCTACATTATAAGCAAAGTCTGCGTTTGATGACCAGCCGTGACCAAGATATGCGTAATCAATTGTTTTACTTGCATTTGCTTTTACAGTACCAACTACTTTCATTGTAGTCCCTGAATTTCCACTAGAGGCTGCCTCTGTTGAACATTGGTAGTAATCATTCGCAGTAGTTTTTACTATGATTCCTGATTCACCGCTAGTTCCTGCCACAAATCCAGAATTACTACCATCAAAAGCAGATATTAATACACCAAATCCTCCACTAACCGCCCCATTAATTCCAGAGGCAATAGCATTCTTTATTTCAGTCTCAATTGTATTTTGGCCAGACATTGTCTCTATATCACCTGATGCCCTTTTTACAACAACATCAACAAGTCCGACTAATTTTGTTTTATCTTTCATTAGCTCACATTATTTTGAATTGTATAAACATTTAAATCATTATCAATAGCCAGAGTATCCGCAGGTATGGTAGTCCCCATATCGTGTTTATTCCAGACTAACTCTCCATTTCTAAATCTATTTAATTGGAAGGAATACATATACCTATTGCTGCTGCCAAACATAAATAACACTCTTTGTTTTTTTGGATCATATATGGCCCGTGTTTCGGTTAATCCACTTGATCCCTGGTAATCATCTCTAATTGGTTCGGATATTGGAAAAGCATTGAAATTGGAATCCAATGCATATATGTGGTCACTGCCGCCAAAGAATACGTGGGAACCTGCCTTTACAACGCTATTAGGGGCTATACACCCTACGTTCTCGTCAGATTCGAGTAAAGACCAGGTCGAAGGATCTGAGGGCACATATAGTCTAAATATGCCATTTTCCATTAGTACGACTAGATCGTCAAATAACCTGGATAAACCTGTAATTTTTCCACCCTGAGAATCCTTAATCTGGATGTAATTTGAAATAGGTAATATATCAGGCTGATTAAGTTGTGAATATATAATCCAGTTTTCGTGATCTTCATCCTCCACACCCGGATCCAACCTTACGTTGCCTACAAAAAATCTTCCATTCATCCATTGCCCATATTTATAATTGGTAGTGACTTTTGTTTTAGCACCTAATGGGTGTATACCTGCTTCTACAATACCGTTATCATATACGTATAGTGTGAGTTCTCCGCTACTAATTGAAGTAAAATAATATCCATTAGTAAGTGTAATGCTTTGACTGGTTCCATAACTGGCGAAGTTTGCCGTAGTCCTAACCATTGTTTCAAAACTTCTATCGACAGTACGATATGAACTTGATTTCTTTGCGGTCCAGTCATTCTTTTCATCGTTATCTAAATCCCAAGCAGCATCATATACTGTATTCAAACCAAAATAGAGTGATGCATCTCTGGTGCCACCGCTAATGGCTGAAGCACTCGCATTAGTCCAATCATTTACAACCGGGGCAGTCCCGGAACCATTATCATTTAGAAGAATATAACCGGAAGCATCACCCCAGGCTGAAGTATTTAATCCAATAAAAGACCCAACTAAACCAGAACCGTGTACATATCGTTTGGTTAATGTTAAAGTTTTTGATGTAACCCCATCTATATAATAGTAATCATTTAAGTCGTCATTATCCTTATGCAGACGGACCCATTTATTATCATCCCCCTGTACAAAGTTGGCTGTAGGTGAATATACTATACTCCCTACATTACTCGAACTGGAGGTGGATACGTGGTCGGTTGTATAAGTGGATTTAGTATTGACCGGTATGGTCCTGGCCAGACTATACACTGGCGTATGATCTGTACCTAAGAATGACTTATATAAATTGATTCCTGTAATACGCCTACTGAAATCATCCGTATCAATCTTTAGACCAATTTTTAAAGGTTTGGATGCTGTAGTGAGATTGAATGTTGAAAAGGATTCACCTAATGGTAATTCCTGATTACCATCAAAGATGGCTGTAAATTTATAATAATAGTATCCAGTTGCATTTGTACCGTGGGTTGCGGATTCCTGTGTTATATCCTGGTAAGCCCAAGTAGTTGGGTATTCAATCGTTGCATCAGAAGACACTAGCGTACTTGCAAAGTAAATACTAACATCGTCACTATGGGTTGCTGCTGTACTTCCTATTTCCCCACGAGTCACTGTTAATGTATGGTTATTCGCATCTGCTGATGTGATTGCTGTAATCTGAACAACTTCAGAGTCTACTCTCAAGTAGTCTCCTACCTGGACAGTTAATACACCACCATCTATTACAAAACTTGTAGAAGATGTTGAAGATACAGCACCATTTAGATCTAAACCGGTATCGGCTGCGTTTACCAATGCAGGTTGCCAGGCATCAAAGAAATATCTCCTGGTCATATGTCCGATCCATTTAGCCTTTTCGTGTTTGTCACTCGCAACCCTTACCTCATCGCCGAAGTTTATTAGTTTTACATCGTTTGTGGATGAAGTTGCAGCATAATCAATAAGTGTGGAACCAGCTGGTTGTTTTGTAAAATCAGAATTATAGACTTCAATATCTTTATTCTGAGTTTCATAGCCGATCCAATAATTAACTCCAGTTGGAGCACTCCATTGCATTAACTGTTTAAAGTTCGCACCTGCAATAGTAAATGTCAATTGCCGGGGTTTACGCTTAGTTATTTTACCAGGGACTTCGATATCTACATTGAGAGTATCACTACAAGCATCAATCGGTAAATCTTCTGGGTCCATATTGGTGATCAGGCCACCTCCGAACATTGGTATTTTTATATATTGAGAAGGCACTACAATAGACCTATGGTATCAGCAACTTGTGCCGGACCGTGCATCATTCGGTGAGCAAACTGCCTCCGTACATTCTCACGGTTTTGTTCATATTTTTGTGTGTACCCTGGTGCTAGCCCACTAGCTGTTTCCCAGTGGAAAGCTGCCTTTGCATAATCAACTAACATAGGATGATAGATCTGATTGATTTGAGGTTCATCCCCTGCTGTAGAAAAATCATAAATTGTGCCATTTGCTAATGCCTTAAACCCTAATCCAAGATCATCCCAGGCTGCTATCAATGCAGTCCAGGTACTTTGCAATGCTAAAAACATTTCTGTTTCATCATTAGTTGTAACAATTAAATCATTGTTTTGAAGATTTGATCCATTGGTAACATCTGATAGAATCAGTACTCCAGTAAGATTTTTATCTTCATAGTCAGCAACGGTAGCTGAAAATGTTACATCGCTATAAGTGGAATTACTTAACCGTTTTATAGCAACAGTATCACCTATATATGGAGCACTACTAGAAAGGGTATCATAATTGAGTTTACTATAAGCCGTTGCGGAATCTGTTAGATTCGTAGGTTTAGCCGCATACCTAAATGACAACAATCCACCTTGTGCAGGTGCTGGTACAAAAGCCATATTATTGCCTTCTATTTGAAAGTATTCTGGCGAACCCGAACGAAAAGTATTATCAACCTTTCTTCTACTTATGATTTCGTGTCGTTGAAATGGAGCAATGTACCGGCCTTTATATTCAACCGTACTTACTATATCAATAAAATCCTTTGGCAGAGGTAATGTTGCATCCCCTTCATCCAGATAATATGAGAAGCCTTTTTCGTAACATTTGGTATAAAAGGCAAAATCCTCCTGTGCTTCCTCTAGATATTTTTGTGCCTTCGATTCATTGAAGGCAATATCACTATGTGGAAAACCAGTCAGGACCCTGTCTACTAAACTGGCCCAAGTCACGGTTAAGGCCGATTCTTAGTGCCAATACCAGTCGGGGCTTCTATTGTATACCGAGCATTCAATGCTTCAATTTGAGCACTTGCATTTTGATAAGCAGCTGCAGCACGATCTACTTTAGCATCCATCTTCCATAGCTGAGATTCAGCCATATCTACAACAGCTTCGTGCAAGGCAACATTTAGATCGCATTCAACCGCATCGGCTGCTAAAGCAGCTGGTGCTTTTAAATACCAAACATCAATTAAAACGCAAGATGGTGGTTGAACATATATTGTTTCATCAAAAGCAAATGCTACCGGATTGGCAGCGGATCCTGCTAAATAAGTATTTTCTAATCTTTTAACATCTCCCGGTTCAATCATTGTACACCACTTATCATTTGTTTCATCAAATATTGCGGTGATACCATTTCTAATGGGTAAGTCGGAACTAAAAGCTGTTGCATATGTGCAAGTACTCCAACGAGAACCAGCCCCAGCAGCTTTATTATTTGCAATAGTTTGCAACTCTCCCAAGTATGCATTGTGAATTAAGTTGACTACACTTTTTTGTGCAATGTTCAAAGCATCAAGCTTTGCAGTTTGAGTAAACGAAGATTCTTCCGGATCTTCCAATCTCAGTCCTAACGTGGATAACATTTCGTT